AAGGTAAGAAAACTGAACTAAGCTTTAAAAGAAAAGGCATAAAGCTTGATTTATTTTTCTTTTATCGCAAAGGCAATTTCCGCTGGCATGGTGTTTTTGGGCCCGATGATAAAGGGCGGTGGGGTAAAAATATGATTTTTTATCCGGTTATTTTCTCAGAAAATCTTTTTTTGGATCTCCAGGAAATATTTTTTCGTGGAAAAAGATGTTTCGTTCCTTTCCCTGTAAAACAATATCTTAGGGAACGATATGGAGACAATTGGAGAACGCCTGATAGAAATTATAAATATTGGCAGGATTGCAAAGCCATTAATAAGGATTTTTTTAAAAAAGGCAAAATAGTGACTATGCCGGTAAAAAGCAATTTAAAAAGAACCAAAATAAATAATGCTAAAATAGCAGTTGGTATTAAAACATTTTTGCGGGAGGAGAGTCTTTTTAAAACCATAGATTCGATAGAGGAACATTTATCAATTCCTTATAGGCTCTATATAGCTGATGATGGGGATATTTCCATTGAAAAGGAATACCGCTATCAACAGCTTACAAATGATGGTCATATGATAATAAAACTTCCCTTCAATAGTGGAATATCAGTTGGCAGAAATGAGATTATAAAAAAATCAACAGAGGATTATATATTGATAATGGATGATGATATAGCACTTCAGGATTCAGAATCTATTATTAAAATGAAAAGTGTTTTGGATATGAATAGAAATATAGGTATTTGCTCTGGGATGCTTTTTTCAGAAAATGGCGATTATCTAACAAGCGAAAGCTATCAAAGGGGAGTGCAATTTGAGATTGACCGAGGAATGCTTTTTAGACGCCCAAATGCAAAAAAAATATATAAGGCAATTGACTCTATGTATGTTTATGCTGATCAAGTTGTTAATTTTTTTCTTGCTAAAAGAGCGGTTTTTGATAATGTCATGTGGGACAATAGAATCAAAGTTGAATGGGAACATTTAGATTTCTTTTTGGAATTGAAAAAAACAAAATGGAAGGTGGCAAGTTGTCTTAATGCTCAGGCAGTTCATATGAATTCAATCCATGATTCAAACTATAATTATTTTAGACGATCATCGTCAAATAATTATTTTAATAATAAACATGAAATACACAGGGTTATAAATAGGTTTTAATAAAATGACAACAAGAAAATTAGGATTTTCAGCACTTTTAACAGCAGTTTATTCTCGATTGACAACTCATGCTTTAACCAGTTCATATTCATTTTATAATCATGTACCGGACAATACAGCATACCCATATCATGTTATTGGTATGCTGATGGGAGTAAAATCCGCAGAGTTTACAACTAGAGATACAGAGGGAGAGGACAATGCCTTCCAGGTTGACAGTTGGGTTGATCGGACTTCCGGACTAGGCGACAAAGCTTGTGCGGATATGCAGAATAATATTATTCAGGCGCTTACATCGTCTGTTTTATCGATAACAGGTTATTATAATATTCATTTTTATTTAGATTACGCAGGAATTATGCTCGATCCAGAGAATCCTGAGCTTTTTTTAAGACATGGAATTTTAAGATTTAGGCAGGACATGAGTCCTGTTTAGAAATATATATATTTTTTAGGAGGATATTATGGGAGAAACATCAGGAATGACAGGTCATTTAGCAACCCTCACGGTAGAGGGTGCAGCAATTGCAGAAAGTACGGATTTTTCTTTGCATTGCGGTCAGGCTGTAGTTGATTTGACTAATAGAGATTCTGGTTATTGGCGGCAATTGATTTCTTCAACAAGGGATTGGTCTATGACAGGTACTGGCAACTATTTTACTGGAAACATCGGCAAAAAAGTACTTGTTGAGCATTGGCAGAACCGTGACACTAATATAGGTACTGTTTATATTGATGTTATTTTCACTTTTGCTGACGGTGCTGTGACAGCTACAGGCAAAGCTTTTCTGACATCTTTGGATTTTCCTTCTCCAGATGCCGGAGCTGCTGTGTTCACGTTTACACTTGAAGGAACCGATGCGCTGACTATTTCAGCAAGCTAAAGAAGAAAACGGAGGTAAGAAATTATGCCAGTAGTTAAATCTATACCAATTCAGTTAGACAAAAAAAGGCGACTTTGTTTTGACTTTAATGCCTTTGCAGAGCTTCAGAGAGAATGCGGAGTATCATTTTTTGATTTGCAGAAATTCGTGAGCATTGCTGGGGAAGGTAAAGATAAAAAATCAGGAATAGTATTGCCATTATATGAATTGCGTGGTTTTCTTTGGGCTGGGCTTTTGGACGAGACACCCGATATAACGATCAAAGAGGTTGGAAAAATTCTTGATAATTGTTTTATGAACAATCCGGAAGAGTTGGGCGGGAAATTGATGGATGCAATCATGCAGAGCACATTTTTTAAAAACCCTAAAAAAAAAATAGTGAAGCCAAAGATACCGAAGACTGGAGCAAAAAAGACTACATCGAAGAAAGTTACAACTTAGCCTTAAAAATCGGAATTTTGCCTGGCATATTTTGGAAGCTGAAACCAGTTGAGCTTGCTGAAATAGCGGAGGCGTATTTTGAGAGAGAAAGAGAAAAGGATAAACAAGAGTGGAGACGTGCAGCTTTTATTTCATCGTGGATTATTAACACAGCCGGCAAGACTTATAAAAGGGATATCAGCGCAAATGAATTGGTTGGGTTTAAAGACGAGGTAAAAAAAGAGGCTATAACACCGTTAAACCCAGAGGAAAAGGAAAAAAGAACACAAGAAATGTTACAATTTCATAAGAAGAAATTCTGGACTCTTCTTAAAACGGATAAGGATGGCAAGGTGAAGATTTTTGACGAGGAAGATTACAAAGCTTTGCATGAGAAAAAGAGGAAAAGATAATGAAAGTCGGAGAACTTTTTATTGTTCTTGACACAAAATTAGACCGCTTCTATAAAGGCATGTCCGATGCAGAGAAGGCTATGGTAAAGGTCGGAGCAAGATTTGCCGCTGTCGGCAAGAAACTGACAATGATGGTGACTTTGCCTATCCTTGCCGTGGGGGCTGCTGCTGTTAAAATGGGAGCTGATTTTGAGCAGTCAATGATGAATGCTGCATCAGTATCGGGTGCAACAGGTGAAGAGCTTAAGCGGATGGAGGGGATTGCCCGTGAAATGGGTGAAACTACGGTATTTTCAGCTAAACAATCTGCCGATGCTATGTATTTCATGGCCTCTGCTGGCTGGAAAGTTAATGATATGGGTAGGGCTATTAAGCCGACTCTTGATCTAGCTGCTGCAACTCAATCTAATTTAGCTTTTACTACAGATACGGTCGTGGCTTCTCTTAATCAATTTCAGCTTGGCTCAGGTGATGCAGAGCGAGTAACAAATGTTTTTGCCGCAGCTATCAGCAATTCTCAGGCTACTCTGGAGAAATTAAATACATCAATGACTTATGTAGGGCCTATTTTTAACAGCATGGGAAAATCCGTAGAGGAGGCTGCTGCTACATTGATGGTTTTGTATAATGCTGGTTATGAAGCATCAATGGCAGGAACTGCATTGCGTATGGGAATTGCACGATTATTGAAACCTACATCAGAAGCACAAAAAACCCTGGCAAAATTAGGACTTACTATTGAGGATATAGACCCAACAACTAAACATTTTGCTGATATTATTGAAATTTTAGGTGAGCGGGGAGCAACAACAAAAAATATTATCGAAATATTCGGGGTAAGAGCTGGACCCGCTTTTGCTGCACTCCTTTCAAAGGGAAGCGATGCGATCCGGAAATTTGAAAAAGAAATTACCGGTACAGAAGCTGCTGCGAAAATGGCGGAGATGCAGATAAATACGCTGAAGGGTAGCTTTAAACTGCTTACCTCTGCATTGACTGAGGCTGCAATTCAGATATTTAAGATTCTTGGCCCTGGGATTAAAGACTTAGTTGATAACAAACTCAAGCCTGCTGTTTTGTGGTTCAACAAGCTCTCAGAGGGCACTAAAAAAACAATTATTACAGTCGCTGGTTTAGCAGCCGCAGCAGGCCCGCTTCTGCTGATTTTTGGTAAATTGCTGGTTATTTTGCGCCCAATTGGAATAGTAATTGGGGGACTTGCTATTATTGCAAGTCGAATACCAGGGATAATTGCAGATTTTAAAAATATGGGAAAATCTGTTTACGATTTTGAAAAAGAAACCGAAAATGCTGTTGTATCTCTAAGAGCTTTTTGGGTTGCTATAAAAGATTCAACTTTACATAGCAATGAATTTGCAAATGCTATCCAACGCAATCATGGTGATGTTACAAAGGTTATGAAAAAGTTGGCAGATGGGACACTAAAACATGCAAAAAATCTACAACTTGCCTATAATTATGTAAAGAAAAATGCCGAAATTGCTAAAAAGGCAGCTGAAGAGGCAGCCATTGCAGAGGGAAAATTAAATAGAATTACAAATGCAACAAAAACGGCACAGAGAGGGTTGCGTGAAAGCTATACGATGTTATCCAAGGGGGTTGACGCCTATATTGACAATCTAATAGAAATTGCGAAAATTAAAGGAACTCTTACAGAAGAACGAAAGAAGGAACTTGAAAAAATGCGGGGTGAATTAACTAGCTTGGATTTGCTCTTTAAAGCATATAATAAAATTACTGCCGCATTAAGGGACAAGGCCAATTTAACCCCAAAATTAATTGATCAATTAGAAAAACGTAAATTAGCCCTTGAAGCCTTAATTGATGCCCAGAAAGAAAATTTCGATGAAACAACAAGAATTATCCCCAAAATCAAAGATGAAAGGACAGAAGTTGAAAAATTAGAATCTAAATACTGGGATTTAATGGCAAAAGTTTTTAAAGGTGAAGCTGCCTGGCAAACGTTTATTAATCAGGCTGTAGAGCTAAAGGGCAAAATAAGCGCCTTGAAAGATGAGTTTAGTGACCTTGATATGGCAATTGAAGATGATGCGGAAGAATGGATAGACTTTGGAGATACAGCTAACACTGTTCTTGAAGATATGGGGTATGGACTGGGAAGCATTCCTGATAAAGCTGAGGATGCAGCAAAAAAAACAAAATCTGCCTGGGACGAAATGGCGGATGGTTTGCAAACTAAATGGGCTTCTACGATAAGCGAGGTTCTGAGAGGGGCGACATCTCTAAAGGATGGATTAAAAGGAATCTGGGATGCTGTTGTTGTCCAATTTGCAGATATGGTAGGTCAGATGATAGCAAAATGGACAACTAAATTTGTATCTAATATTCTTACAAGCATTACTGACATTGGCAAAAAAATAACAGATGGGATTGGCGGAGCTGCCACAGGTGCTGCTGGTATAATTACAACAACCGGAACTGCCGCAACCTCTTTATTATCTACGATAGGCGCATTGGGAATTCTTGCCCTTGGCGTGGCGGCCATTTTCAATGCTCTTAAGCCATCAGTAAATTTAGATTATACTAATAGACTATTAGAAGATTTAGTTTGGAAGCAACAGGATGCAATATGTAGAAAGCTTGATTCCTCAAATATTCTCTTAGGCAGAATTTCTAAACTCATAAAAAAGCTCCAGGGGGCCTCATCGGGTGCGGTTATAACATCGCCTCAATTGGTTATGGCACACGGAACGCCATCGGAACCAGAATATTTTATTCCATCAAAAAATTTAAGCTCATTGTCATTGAGTCCATCATCTCCTCAAAATGCTAATTTAAATACAGGGGCTACAATGACTAATATTATAAATATTTACGCTCAAAAACTTGATGACTATACAATAAATACGGCTGCTGAGAAAATATT